TGCTGACTCTTTACGTGCCCACTTTGAACCATTGTAGTCAGCAAACCCGCCCTTGGCACCTTTGCTAACACGGAAGTCCAGGCCACGCAGGTAGTCTGTTGGCAATTCTTCCAGTTCAGGATCCATCAACGCACCCTTGATAGTTGTGAAGATTTGCGGACCAATGATGAATCGGCGAATTGGATTCTCTGGTGACTTGTCATCACTCAGTGGGTTCTCACGCACAAAGCCTTGGAAAATATAACTGCGTTTCTTCCAATACTTACGACCCATGTCTTCAAGGCTCTTGTCCTTGAACCAGTTGCGTACTTCTGCCAGGATAGGGCAGGCTTCGTTCCACATTTCCACGCAAGGTACTTGTACCATAACTTGCTTGGAGTCCATCTCTCCTTTGACGCCGTTAAACGGCAAACGAATCATTGCTCGTTCTTGCCAGAAGAATGTGTTTTTTGTGTTACCGTCTGGGAGGAATCGGAGTGTGGCCGATTGACCTTCTTCCATGTTCCAATGTGGGTAAATTGAATTGTCCCCACCGGTGGATTGCCCACCTTGTTTTGATTCCGCTGCCTGTAGTCTTGCTCTGATTTCTGCTAATGATGCCATAGTTTTTCTCCTTGTTAAGTTGCCTATGTGTGTTGCCTATCTAAATTACTTAGATCAATTGTTGCCTGTGCCACAAAAGAAAAAGCGCAAACACAGTAGTAGTATATGCGCTTTAGTCTGCTGTGTCAAGTTTATTTATGAGCAAGTTGTTCTAAACTAATAATATCATAAGGCTTTTGCCGAAGTTGTTCATGATTGTGGGCAAACACGTCAACGTTGGCCATGAATAGATTGTGTAGTTGTTCCATGTCAGATGCCAACTTGCACAGGCATTGAGTATAGGCATGAAACCTAGGTTCTGTTTGCACTATGTGACTGCCCTGATTTTCTTCGATATCGGGTATGTCATCCCAACTGTAATCTACCCCAACAGGCAGTTTCCACCCATCATTCACAAGAGTGCGATAAAAATGTCTAGGACCAAAATTCATCACAAATCTTCCTTGTATCAAATGATCATAAGTTTTTTCTGAGTAAAGCACAATAGGGCCTTTGCACAATGACTCAATCTGTGCTGATATGTATGTGTTATCAAAATATTTTCTTGCCGGTGGCGTTGCTTGTAACATTGATAGATCGGTAATATTAGTATCACTAGGTAAACTTGTACCGTTATCTTGTCCGCTATGGTAGCCCGAAAGATGTTTTATTTGATAATATAAATGTTGTTTACTTTGCCAGTTGTTTGTGCCGTACAAAGAAAGTACAGCACCCGGACGTCTATCTGTTTCTATAGGCCATTGATTGTAGTTCTCGGGAGTTGACTGTTTCCAAGTTGGGCTCTTATCAAGATAGGCAATCTTGGCTCTATTCCAGTAAAAATCAAAATTCAAAACATTGTTTACACCAGGTATCGGTGTTTTGCAGGCTGTCAATAACACCGTTGGTATAATTGTTTGATAATGCCAAACTAGATCAAGGCAGTCTTGATCAGGTGCTGGATGAGAGTGGAATATATCATAAAATACTAATTTCTTAACTTTAACTAAATGAGATTTTATATAACGTTTAAGTATTTTAGAATCAGCCCGCCAAAAGTCAACCCATAATTCATGCGATTGTTGATTATGAACTATGGGTAACCATTGAGGAAAGTTAAAAATGTTAGGATCGCTACCTGGAAGTAGTGCTACCTCATGCATGACTGTGTTATTTCAGCAAAGCCAAGGATTTTATTCTTGCCAAAGTAGCATCGCCTTCTCGTGACTCGTAGTATGAGCCAGTGATTGCGGCATTGTAGTTCATTGGATCGTCATGTGGTGGCTTGTCCATGTTTTCATACATGCCGCCGCACTCCATCAGGCCGTGTTCTGGGCAGTATTCGCCTTCCATGGTCATGTTACATCCAGCACCTTCAGTGGCCACTGGCATGGCCATTGGGGCAATAAGATTTTCATTTACGCCCAATTCTTGTGCCAGGCGATCGCTGATCCAGTTGTAGGGATCGCCATCACGTGCTTTGGCCACACCATAAGGCATTTCACCATTGTCACTGTAGTAGTCATACAAGGCATGATACAGATCATCATCAAGGTCACCGTTGGCTTCAAAGTTTTTGACTTCGTGTTTGAAACGACCCAGAATGTGTTGTAGAGTTTCGCCAGATTCGTCAAGGATGGCCTCAGCAAGTCCTGCTGATTTACGCATGGCGTTGAGTGATTCTCTTACTTGTGCGTCTGGCGAAGGGTTAGGTGGCACGGCTGCTGCCACAGGAGCAGTTGCACCTGTTTCGGGTTCAGCAGGATTGCCCGGTGCTGTGGGTTCTGGCAATTCAATGCCCAGTTCAGCCAAGCGGTTCATGACTTCTGTATCGTTCCAGCAGTTGGCTCTGGGATCTTGATCGGCCAGAGCATGCAGTCTATCAAACAGTTCGTCGTCACCCACCAAATCATACAGTTGTTCTGTTGCGTTGGTAGCGTCAGGACCAACAATGAGTTCTTTGGTCATGAGTGTTTTGAGTTTGTCCAATTGCTCAGGAGTTTCTGGCAGGGTCCATGTGCCTTCTGATAGACGGTTAATCCAGTTTTCAAAAATATCTGCTTCTTTCATATCTTGTCCTCTTTGCTGAATCTTGGCCAGCAGTGGTAATGCCGCTTCGATACGGCTGTCTATACTCTGTTCGATAAACAGAGTCTTGATGTTGTCCACAACACCTTCTTGTTCGTTTATGGTGGCTGGATGCCACGATTCAAAATACTTTGCGTAGCCACGGCCTGAAGCCATGTGCTTTAGGTTCTCACGTAGGGTTTGATAATACTGCTGTGCTTCTGTTACAAGTTCTTGTGTGACACCTTCCAAGATGCGATTTGCACTGGCTCTATTAAAACGGCTCAGCACAGCAATTTCGGTTACTGTTTCTGAGATGTGGCATCCACGAATATCGTAGGGCTTGCCGCCTTGGCGCACATGTTCCAACATGGCTCTGGCGCCACTTAGGCTCTTGAAACCCAGTTTGAACTTTTCGCCTTCGGCAGTTTCAATAAACATCCGATCAATATGACGATAACGTGCATCACCTTCACCCAGTGGCTGACTGTGTACAATTTGCAGTCTTGCTTCGGTAGGTTCACCGGCATAACTGACTTTCCGAGTACCGTAGTAGCCTTCAAACAGGCCCTCTTGTATGGCTGCCATGCCCTGCATGGTGTGCTTCAGTTGGTTGATGTCCGCTATGCTGTGTGTGTAACGGTTGGATCGGGCCTTTTGATTCAGATGCTGTAAGAAGTCAAAAAACTCTGACTTGTCATCACCTTCCATTGTACGGCCTAAATTGTCCCCGTACATGATCTTCATTTCGTTATCATTGTCCAACACAATAACCATTGTGCCATAGTTCTTGCCTGCACCAGAAATGTAATCAAATGTGAATGTTTTAGCATCTTCTGCATCGGAAGGCCGACCCATACGGTCCAGCATCTCAGGGTGGAAATTGCGTGTGGCCAGCAAATCCAGTAGTTGTTGTGATATATTGTTTGTTGTTGCCATGGTAGTATATTTAGCGCATCATTGCAATGAATGGGAATGGTTCAATTATGTTGTCTGTGTGGTCTTTTAAGTAGGAATTTAGGTCTGCGTGGTATGATTGTAACAACATCAACATACGGGTTACAAGCAAGCCTGCCATCACAAGATCATCTGTTTCCCCGATCTTGGCCGCGTAACTGGCACCGGCGGCCACAAATGTTTTCAGTTCGGTAATCAAGGGCTTTGAATGTATTTTCATACGCCCAGATTCTATTAGAATTTTGAACTTGTTACAGGCCACAATCTTGCTCTTGTTAGTAGTGGTAAATCCTTTGCGGATTCTGCGTCCGTTTGAACTTTGCACTGAGTTGTCGCTGAGAAAATAACCTGGGATATTTTCTTCTCCGTATTCTGCAATGGAGATCAAAGCTGCTTCACCCAGGGTGTTATTTTCCACTGAGTAATAAATTTTCTTTTCATCCCGGACCACTGACTGTATTTCTTTGATAACATCTGCTAGGATTTTGACCTGTGTGGGCACATCCGTTCGGTTATGACGCCATTCTGCCACTTGCTCTGTGGTTTCTGCTTCAAACACCTGTATGGCTGAGGGATCACCACCTGTGCCCAGACTAGGATCAAGGGCTACAATATACATCTTGTTGGGATCAATTGGGCGATACCAACGTACTTGTCCAGTCTTGTGTGTGGGTTCCGAACCTTCTAGTTCCAGTAATTTGATAGGAGAGATCAATGTTTCGTCATTGATAACAAAGTCACAGTCCATTTCTCGACGGAAACGTTCATCACCCAGTTGGCTACGCTGTTCTGCTGCCCAGGCCTCATCACGATCTGGATGCTCGCGCCAGAAGGCACGAAATGCTCGGAAGCCGTTTATACCCAGACCATTGGGTCTTGGATTGCCAAATTCGTCTTCGATCTTGTTGGCACCTTTCCAGATATAAGCAAACTGATCTTCGTCTGAGTTGGGGGTACTGGTGATAATTGCTTTACCACCAGTACTCAGTGTAGGTGTAATGGAGGTCCAGAATTCTTTGGCAATTGTGGGTCTAACGAACGCAAACTCGTCTAGATAAAGCAAGGTAATACTCATACCACGACCGGTATTTTCAGTTGTTGTTTGGCTTACAATGCGTGATCCATTGTCAAACTCTAAACTGCCTTTGTTGTAACTTGTGGCACCTGCACGTATGTGATTGGGGCATAGTTCGTAGGCATAACGAATACGTTGCATGATCTCTTGTGCGCCCAGATATTTGTGTGCGGCAATAAGAATAGTTGCATCAGGCACAAACATAGCATACCACAACAAGTATCCTGCGGCACTTGTTGACTTGCCTGTTTGTCGCGGCATTAGACTGATTGAGAAACGATTGGTATGATAGTTTTGAATCAGTCGCTGTTGATATTCAAAAGCATGATACAACATCTTGCCGCGAACAGGATGTTGGATATGGAAAAAGTTATCCATGAAATACATTGGACCGGTCACAGGATCGGCGCACCGGGCAAAGTCTTCAAGTTCTTGTTCAGTGAATGTTTCTCGACGGTGTGGTGCTTTGACCAGTACAGTATCAAGCGTGTTTTTTGCGCCAATCATTCAATATTCTTTCTGCAAACATTTTGTGCCCTCGTGGGCCAGCATGCATGTAATCTCTGGCATACTCTACTTCTTCTCGACTGCGAGCAAAATGATCGTGTGCGTCGTAGGTCAAACAATCAATTCCTAAATTATGACAAAGAGCCTGAACCGCCAATTTGTTCTTTGCGTTATTTAAGTCTTGATTACGGTCATTTGTCATCCAGTGCTTGAGAATAGCATCGGCACCAAACTCATCGTCAGTAGTATTAGGCATCACTGTGCGTATTTCAGGGTTGCCTGTTGCTCTAATAATATCAAATCTGTTTTTAGGTGGGGCGGCCATGACAACCAACTCCGGGCGCAATACTGGTAACCAGAACTTTGCCAACATAAAACAAGTGTCTGCGCTGGTACCACCCCAGGCCAAGTTGTATACATCAAGATCTAATGCCGCGCCAACAATCTCAGGCCACAACGTCTCAACGGGAAGTCCGATCCCTTGAGTGTAACTACAGCCTAGTGCAACCATAGACTTGGCCCCAAACTCAAATTCTCGGCACCTGAATCCATACTTGTTTATCTTGTATGTGATTGCATCAGGCTTGTCCCAACCTTTGGCCTGAAAATATCCACGGTGGGCAGGATCTTGTATCATGCGCTCGTAATTTTCTTTAGTGTCCGTAGGCAGCCAATCTAGTGTTTGTCCGGCACATGATGATCCTTGGTGCCACGGTGGGGTTGATGGCAGTGAATCTTTAAACGAATCCATATTTGATTCCTTCTGCAAGTTCTGGCCATAGGTCAACAAAATGTGTTGTTTTATTAAGTTCGGTTTCAATTTTTTGATGAAACTTCAGTACATCGGGTTTGTACTTGTTGATATCAGCAACATAAGTGTTATCTTGTAACTGCTTACGATAGTTTTGTAATGTATGTATCCCTAAATTGGTGTGTTGCCCCCAGCGTTCTACCACTTGGTCTATTTGTGTAATTGCCTGCAATCTCATTGGTTCAGACAAGCGTCGTGCATCTAGGTCATAAGGGTGCATGAGTTCACACCAGTAAATTTCTAAAGATCGGGTTGTACAGAATTCGTAATAAGAAATCAAGTCAAATGCATTGTATATGCTGTAGGCTGGATGTGCTTTGATCGTTTGTGAATCTCGATTCATGATATCAAGGTTGGCAGTAAGTGTTGCCCATTGCGCTCCGTTGCGAACATATTCAAACTTGGCGGCCTCGACATTGTCAAAACTCACCATCCACTCCACACGTGGCCAAGTCTTGAGTTTTTGATATATAGGGTTTGTGATGATGTTTACACTGAGATTGGTTGTGACCATGACGTTGACTTTGTTGGGATCAAGATGATCTAAAAAATCAGCCAGGCCTTTTTGCAATAGCGGTTCTCCGCCGCCTAAACTGAGTCCTTGAATGTGTTGTCCGTGCGTTTTTGCAAGTGAGATCAAGTCCTCATGCTCGTTTTTAACATGATTAATAGGTATTTTCTTAACGCTTTGCCAGGCGGTGCTAGTTTCAGGATTACAATATACACAAGATAAGTTACACAAATTACTCCAGTTGACCACAAGATGTTGTAATTCAAAAAAATCTAAATCGTTGTCAATTTCTGTTAGAGTACTTTGATCAGTATGCCGCACAGTCCTTCCACTTGAGCCTGTTGTTTCTTCAAGACTTTTGCACCAACTACACCCTGAATGCCATTCACCACGGGCCATAGTCTCTCTCATGCTTGTTAAAGTGGGACCGCAAATGATGTCTTGTATTGTGTCTTTTTTGTTGTTGCCCACCATCTCTACACAATGGAAACAAGGACTAACGTGTCCTGATTGGTCAATGTTCAAACTGGTCCAAGGTGCCGGACAAAATGTAGGGCTGGCAGTTATTTGCATAGGAACTCCAATTCTGGCCATAGCCTCACAAATTCTCCCGATTTGTCTGGATGGAACACAGTTTCGTTGTCATGAATATGCTGACGAAACTTTTGTTGTATCTCAGGATTTGGCTGTGATTGACTATATCTTGTCAATACTCGGTCAAAGAAATGTCGCTCTGCTGGTGTTGTTACCACGTCCATAGCATTAAAACGCTGAATCTCTCGACTGGCAAGGTCAGCCACTTCGGGTCCGTGTTGAAACGGGTCAAGATAATCAGGATAAAACAAGTTTTGCCAAAACACTGTGGTGTTGGTATCTTGAGCAAACTGTCTAAATTCACAAAGCCGGGTGGCGCTGTAAATGTTGTACACTGCATGTATGCCTCCCCAATGCCCGTTGTTGTGCATGAGATATTTAACTGTCTGCAAGTTATCTTGCAACAACTTCCAATCTGCGCCATGCCTTACATATTCAAATCTATCGCCGACGTTGTCAAAACTCATCGACCAACCCACGTTGCGGCGTTGAGTGAGTTTTTGGAATATCTTGTTTTTTGTTAAATCCACACTCATGTTTGTGATCAAAGTAATGATAGTAGATTCTGGTACAACATCCAACAAGCGTTCGTTTTCGGGCAACAACAATGGCTCACCGCCTACCAAGGCCACTTCGTGTATGTGTTCACAATTTTGTTCTAGAAAATCACACACTTGTTCGTAGTAGGGCCTGGTGCCTGATCGGAATGGTATGTTTTTGATACTGGCCCATTTGCTAGAACAACTGGGTCCACAATAGTTGCAACTCAGGTTGCAGGTTGTGTTCCAACGCACATCAAAAATAACAGGATAGTGATACTGATCACCTGCTTGAGCATAATCAAAATTGGGATTCACACGGTTATGCCAGGCACGTTCAGAATCTGCGCCAAAGCGTTCGGCTTTTACACAATTACTGCAATACTCATGTGGCTGACCTTGTGCTAGGCTAGCACGTATTTCTGCCATTAAATCAGTGTTTAAGATTTCCTCAATGGTGTTGGCATTGAGATTGCCCAGCATGTTGGGATTGCCAGCACAACAGGTTTTGACATTGCCTTGGGGATTGATATGCAGGCCACGCCAGGGTGCCGCACAAAAGAACGAATCATTCATATCATACTTATACTCCGGTACTAGCGGGCGAGAATGATTTTCCTTTGTTCCAAGGAATTTTTCCTTTAAGAGATGCTGACCGTTTCTGTCTAGTCTCTGCTGATACAATATGTCCTTTTAACGTTTCTGATATTTTTTGTTTATGTTCTTCAGAGAGTGGTTTTCCGGGGCGGCGCTTTCCTGCTTCTGATAATTTTTGTCTATGTTCATCAGAAAATGGCGGCATTGGCCTCCCTTGTTTAGCAGCAGACATTTTGCGTTTAGTTTTTTCAGATTTAGGTGGTACTGGTTTTCCTTTTTTAGCCACTGACATTTTTTGTTTGGTTTTATCAGAATGCGGTTTTCCTTTAAATCTTAGTGTGTTGTAATGACAAGTTGCATTTAGTAGCAACGGATTTGTCCAATTCTCATGAATCAATTGTTGTTCAAAATCGTATGCCGAATTTCCGTCATAGAATTCAGCAAGAATACACCATTCAAAATCATGAAAATTTTGTTTAACTATTTTTGATGATGTTCTATATTCTCGAAAATCGTCTGTTGATGTTCTGTTTAATTTTACATTGTATTCGCGATATCCAATGTAAAATTCAGACGTAGTCTTGTGAATGCACATATAAACATACGGCATCGCTTTTGTTGATGTATAAATATCCACGCTGATTGCTCCTTGAAAGCGTTAGAGTAGTTGGGAATTCCACTTCCGCGAACTACACCCTTATTTAGTCTAATTACACCAGCTTTGCTTTGCTTCGCCGTAGTATTCACGGGCAAAGCCGTTGGCAATCAGTTGCTGGCGCAGGCTAACACCGTTGAGTATGACGTCACCTAGCACTCGTCCGCCATACTTGTCCCAGTCCATGAGCACAACCTGTCGCTGTTGACTGGCGGCAATCATTTGTTTGGTAAAGGCCGAGGCTGCTTCTCCACGCTGTGCTTCACTAGGGCATTGAGCACGGAATCCTTTTTCAGGAGTGTCCACACCGTACACTCTAATGCTGAGTTCTTTCTTGAGTGGTGCAGGCAAAAAGTCTGCTTGAAAAGCCACTGTGTCACCGTCGATCACTCTAGTGATCACAGCGTCATAGGTTACACCAGGCTTTTGTTTGGGTTGTGCTGTTGCAATCAGAGGCATTGCCAACACTAATAGTAGCAGTAGTTTTTTCATTTTCTTACTTCTTTGGTTGTGTCCGGCCACCATTCTGGATCCGGTTGTAATT